CAGGATATCTTGTGCGGAATTAAGCTTGTATATATTCGTCCACTCAGGGAAGTTTTGAAGATTGATATTTGTAAGTATAGACAACTGAGGATAACGCACGCAATAGTTATATGCTATCTGAGCGAGGGTTGACGTTTTACCAGTGCCGAATTTACCAGTATAAAGGTGTATGCCCCAACCTTGAAAGATAGCGGAATTATTGAAGTATGCACCGAAAAGGTGGTCATACACCTCATAGGTAATAAAGGGCGGTATTTGTTTTATGTAATCAAATATAATCATAACAAATCACCTACACAGCACTTGCACAACGTGTCATGCGTATCATCACATTATAGAAAAACTTGCAGAAGATACAGAGCATAACCACAGCGAATATAAAAGCCATGCCGAGAAGCAAAGCGTCATATCTATTCATGACTTCTTGCGAAAGATCACAGCCCATTAACTTCAAAAGCTGAAAAAATGGATTGTTTTCATCAAACACTATGTGTACTTTCATCATCACTCACCTCACTATCATTAGTTTCAACCGCAGGAACGGCTTTTATTTCAACATCTTCACCGAACATAAGATATTCAATAAGCTGTTTTCTGTTTCCGCTGAATTCATGTTCAGCTTTAAAGTTTCTAAGGTCAGTGAAGAAACCTATAACACCGCTTATAGTACAAACCATAAAGCAGATAACGAGTATAAACAAAACCAAGTTAAGCATTTTTCTACCTCCTAACGAGCCATACAAGAGAAAAGACCATAAGAGCAACGAGGACAACTAAAACAATATTTACTAACATAATAAACCTACTTTCTAAGCATAAAATATAATAACGTCAAGCTGATTGATAAAAGCATACCACCTATAATAGCCGAACCGAGAGTAAAGCTGTATTTCCCAAATGGAAACGTATAAGACATACAGTTCATCAGAAATTTAAAAACTAATTCAATACCATGTATTATATCCATAATTCACCTCACGAAGGTATAACAAGCTTGATAAGCGCAATAGCTAAGAACAGCACAAACCATGCAGAAAACACAGCATAAAACCATGAGGGCAAGCAAGAAAGTGCGGCGGTAAGAAAGTCCCAATATGTGCCCGTTGTACTAAATATAGATTTT